ACGCCGACGACGTGTGGTTCCTGCACCGCGAGGACTACTACCAGCGCGACAAGCCCAAGACCGGGCTGGTGGAACTGATCATCGCCAAGGCCAGAAACGCCCAGGCCGGCGGCACGCTGAACTTCAAAAACCGATTCGACCAGATGCGCCTGGACCCTTGGGAGGGCGACCTGCCGGCGCCGCCGAGCGACGACACGCCGAAGCCGCGCGCCCGGACGGGTGGCTGGTCCAGGGGAAGCAAGGGTTACCAAGGGAGGGACGACTGATGGAGAACGACCAACACATCCCCGGCAGGTTTATCGTGTTGGATCGCCTTATCTGCCGGGCGAAGTTCCCGCCTCCTGAGCCTTGCCCGAAGCCGGCCACGTTCTACCTGAGCCCCTACTGGGTCGAGGTGGTCAGCTACTCGCCCAAAGCCCGCATCGTGCGCTTCCGGCGGGTCCACGAGTGCGGCACCCTGCGGCGGATGTCCCGGCTGCGCTTCGAGCGCCAGGCCCGGCCGGCATGAAGCAGCCCACCGTGCCCGTCCATGCCCTGGTGCTGCCCTGGCCCGACCGCCGGCTGCACCCCAACTCGCGCCCGCACTGGGGCGCCAAGAGCAAGGCCACCAAGGCCGCGCGCCACAACGCCCACCTCTGCGCCCTCGAGGCCGGTTGGCACCTGCACAAGCTGCCCGAGGGCCGCCTGCACCTCTGGATCGACTTCTACCCACCCGACCGCCGCGCCCGCGACGACGACGGACTGCTCAGCTCCATGAAGGCGGCCCGGGACGGCATCGCCGACGCCCTGAAGGTGAACGACAGCCGGTTCGTGAGCCACCCCTACCTCAAAGACGAGACCCATCCGGGCGGCCGGGTGGAGATCCGCATCACCGGAGCCCCCGAGCAGTGAACGACCACCCGACGATGGACTACGTGCGCCAAGCCGAGCACGACCGCCTTCAGGCGCAGATGGACGCCTTTCTGGCCAAGGGCGGCCAGATCCAGCGCCTGCCCATGGGGCAGATCACCGACGACGCCAGCGCCCCGCGCACCGTGCTGCCCGGCACCCCGCCGGCCGTCGAGAAACCGCCGCACATCAACCGCCCCAAGGCTGGCCTGCAGCCCGCCAAGCCCCGCCCGTCGCGCGCCAAGCCCAAGGAAGGCCCCAAGGGCCCGCAGGTGCTGGGGGACAAGGTCAAGGCCACCCTGGCGGCGCTGGCGGCGGGATGCCTGTCGGCCAAGGAGGTGGCCGCCTACACCGGCGAGAAACGCGGCGCCGAGGCCACCCGGCTCTGGGAGCTGTCCCAGAAAGGGGTGCTGATCAAGCGCGGTGGCCGGTTCAGCACCACCTGGCACATCAAGGCGACCGCATGCCCCTGATCGGAGACCTCACCCGTCCCGAGAACGCCTGCGAACTCCAGCAGCGCCGACGCATCGCCGCCCGCATCGCCCAGGCCGGCGGGTGCGCGCTCTGCGTCCACCGCGACCCCACCGTGATGGTCTGGGGCCGCTCGGTGTGTAGCACCACCGCCGCCCGGGCCTATCCGCTCTGCCTGAAGGACGGCCGCGCGCCAGCCTTTGAACTCGACCACGAACAGCTGAAGGGGACCCCATGACCACCATCGATATGTTCGGCATATTCGTGCGCGATCGCCTCGAAGCTTGGGGCAGGGAGTTCGCCCTGCACCGGGATTGCGAGTACCTCGGGCACCAATCCAAGAACATGCTCCAGGTGCTGATCGACCACCGAGGGGAAATGCCCCCGCGCCCGACGGGCTTCAAGCCGCTGGAGTTCAACCCGGTCACCCTGCAGATCGAGGACCTGGTCGCGGAGATCGCGCGCCGGGACGTGCACCGGGCCTGCTGCATGCGGGCCTACTACTGCGGAAGGGGCCGCAAGGGCGTCGAGCGGCTCGAGGTAGCCCAGACCCTGATTCAAGGCGCCACGGGCCAGCGGTTCCTGATCGGCAAGCGGCACTATTTCACCCAGGTGGAGCTGGGCACGTCGGAGGTGCGCGGGTTCCTCGCCGGCCTTGCACAAGCCGCTTGACAGTGCGCAACCAATCCTGTCGGATTAGGGCACGCTGCGAAAAGTATCCCCAACGCCCTGGCCTAACCCGCCGGGGCGTTTTCGTTTTGGGCCGCGCGTGATGCGCCGCCAGCGGGCACGGGCTGGAAAACGCCGGCCGTCCTTCAAGGGCTGGGAGCGCCCGGCCGCCCGCTACAACTTGGCGCGCCTCCTGCGCGCAGGGTCCACGCCGGACGAGCACCCCCGGCCCCATCTGTCCCCGGCCCCACCCGGTCGGGCGTTGCCCAACGATTGCCGGAAGCCCGCGGGTCGGGGGCAGACCTTCCACTGAGTGCCTGGCTTACCCATGACAGCATCGCTCTCGACCGACGCCAAGGCCCGGAAGGCCGCGCCGCTGGCCGAGGGCCTGCTCTGGTACTTCCCCAACGCCCTGGCGGCGGTGGCGGCCGTGAGCAAGGTGGGCAACGACCAGCACAACCCGGGCCAGCCCATGCACCACGCCCGGGGCAAGAGTTCCGACCACGCCGACTGCATGCTGCGCCACCTGGTGGACGCCGGCACGGTGGACACGGACGGGCAAAGGCATAGCGCCAAGGTGGCCTGGCGCGCGCTCGCGCTGCTGCAGGAGGAACTCGAACGCGAGGAAGGGGCGCCCCTGCCCCGGAACGCGAAACCGGCAGGCACCTGATGGCCTACCCCCGGAGCTACACCGACGAGCAGCTGATCGCCGCGGTGAAGGAGGGCAAGACGGTCAGGGCAGCGGCCAGGCTCCTGGGCGTGAATCAGGCCGGCGTTGGCCGGCGGCTGGTCCAGATGCGCGCGCGGGGCTGGTCCCCGGAGCACGACTGGACCAACACGGTGCCCGAGGGCTACCGGATCAAGGGAGTCTCGACGCTCTACGGCGACGACGGCGCCAAGAAGCTGCAATGGGTCAAGTCTCAGGTGGACCCCGAGGCCATGCGGGCGGCGATCGACGCCGCGCTCAAGGTCATGGGCGAGTCCATCCCGCGCGCCAAGCCGGTGAAGGCACCGGCGCACTGCGTCGAGCACCTGCTGAGCTGCTACGTGATCACCGACTACCACCTGGGCATGCTTAGCTGGCACGAGGAAACGGGCGCCGATTGGGACACGGCTATCGCCGAGGATCTGCTGGTCGCCTGGTTCGAGTCGGCCATCGCCAAGGCGGAACCCGCCAAGCGCGCCGTGCTGGCGCAGCTGGGGGACTTCCTGCACTGGGACGGCCTGGACGCGGTAACGCCGGCCTCCAAGCACCTGCTGGACGCCGACACCCGGTTCCAGAAGCTGGTGCGGGTGGGCATCCGGGCACTGCGCCGGGTGATCGCCATGCTCCTGGCCAAGCACGACCACGTTCACCTGGTCATGGCCGAGGGAAACCACGATCCCGCCAGCTCGATCTGGCTGCGGGAGTGGTTCGCGGTCCTGTACGAGAACGAGCCCCGGATCACGGTGGATCTGTCGCCGGACCCGTACTACTGCGTCGAGCACGGCCAGACGGCCCTGTTTTTCCACCACGGCCACAAGCGCAAGCCCGGCAACGTGGACGCGGTGTTCGTGGCCAAGTTCCGCGAGGTGTTCGGGCGGACCAAATTCGCATATGCCCACATGGGGCACATGCACCACATCGATCAGCGCGAGACCAACCTGATGGTGGTCGAGCAGCACCGGACCCTGGCCGCCCCAGACGCCTACGCATCGCGGGGCGGCTGGATCAGCGGCCGGGATGCTCAGGTGATCACTTACCACGTGAAGCGGGGCGAGGTCAGCCGCGCGCGCGTGAGCTACGACATGCTGCAGGACGCCGCGGCATGACCACCATCGCCTGGAAAAACGGCGTCATAGCAGCAGACCGGCAGCTGGCCGGCTGGCAGATGGTGAACAAGCTGTTCCGGCTCAAGGACGGCTCGGTGGTCGGCGGCGCCGGCTACTTCGACGACGTGCACGAGATCGCGCGCTGGCTGGACGCTGGCGCCAAGGAAGCCACCCGGCCGCCGCTCACCGAGGGCCCGGACAACACCAGCGACGTGATCGTGGCCACGCCCGACGGCAAGGCCTACTGGCTCACCTGGCCATGGCTCAGGCGGGTGGAGGTGCTGGACGGGTGCATCGCGGTCGGGTCCGGTGCAAAGGCTGCCCTGGGCGCCATGTACGCGGGCGCAAGTGCCAAGCGGGCGGTGGAGATCGCCTGCCGGCTGGATGAATCAACTGGGAAGGGCGTGAATGTGATCAGGGTCAAGAAGTGAGCACCGAGATCAACCCGATCCAATTCGGGCAGATGCTGGCCGAGCTCGCCGCCACGCGCGAGGAACTCGGCCGCACGCGCGTGCAGATCGACGCGCTCACCCGTCGCATCGCTGACATGGAAAGCCACTGGAGCCGCGGTCGGGCCTCACTGGCTGGCCTGGTGCTCGGGCTCGGGTTCGCCGTGCTGGGCCTCAAGCAGGCGCTGACCGCGCTTCTAGCGGTGTTGCGAGGGTGATCGCCCTGGTCTACATCGCTGCCTGGCTGGTGCTGAGCGCCGCGCTGAGTGCGTTCGCCATCATGGTCTGGCGCCTGATCGACTGGGCCTGGGAACTGGCGCGCCGCAATGCGTGACGACCAGGCCACCGCGCTGATCGCGGCCATCAACCGCAACACCGACGCCCAGCTGGCCCTGGCCGAGCAGGTGAGGGAACAAGGCAACGCCGTGCTGGCCTTGGCCGATGAGTGCACCAACCTGGTGGCACTGATGGTCGATGTGCCCCCGCAAGACGACGACGGCGCCGCGACCACTGACCTGGCAGGCCGGGCGCTCAAGGGCCACTGATGTCCTGCAACTTCTGCGAGGAAACCCGGGCGCAGGCTTGGGCGCTGGCGCTCAGGACGCAGGCATGGCTGGAAGGATACCGACGTGCCCAGACGCCCACCCACGCACAAGCCCAAGGGGTGGAAGCCGAGGCAGCCCTGGACCAAGCAGGGGCCAGCGAGGCAGCTCACGGGCAGGCCATGGCGCCGGCTCAGGGATCAGATCCTCAAGCGTGACCATGGCCTCTGCCAGCCATGCAGCAGGGAAGGACGCCTGACCAGGGCGACCGAGGTCGATCACATCATCCCGGTGTCGGGGTTCGGCAAGGACGACGAGGGCAACCTCGAGGCGATCTGCGGGCCTTGCCACAAGGAAAAGACGGCCGCCGAGGCCAAGGCTGGACTTCGGAGGGCCTAGGCGGGGGAGGGGGTGTTCTATCTCTGCAACAATGAGCCCCGGACACCGTCTCCCCAGGGTTTTTTTCACACAGTCAAGTTAGAGAAACCAGTTTTTTAGGACAATCCCATGGCCGGACCCGGCAAGAAGCCCAGCCACCTGAAAGCGGTGGCCGGCACTGAGCGCAAGGATCGCGCTGCGCCGCCGCCCGTGGACATTCCGGCCATAGAGTCGGTGCCGGATGCGCCCGACTGGCTACTCAACGCCCACGCGGTGAAGGAGTGGATGCGCCTGGCGCCGATCCTGACCGCCAACAAGCTGCTGACCGCGGGGGGCCTGAGCGCCCTGGGCCAGCTCTGCAACCTCCACGGCGAGATCGTTCGCCAGACCTCCGTCGGCATGATGCCGCCCGCGCACCTGTTCGCGCAGTACCGGGCCTTCGTGAACGACTTTGGCTTGACCCCGGTCGCCCAGGGAAAGGTTCGCCCGAGTGCCGAAAAGGAAACCCCCGGCGGCAAGTTCGCCGGCATCGGCAAGCGCCCGCCCGCGGGACGCTGACGGCGAGGTCGATTTCGTCCGCATAGCGGACGACTACGCGGCCGAGGCGGCGGCAGACAAGAAAGGCAGGAAGTTCGGCAAGTGGGTGCGGCTGGCGGCGCGGCGGTACATCGCCGACCGCAAGCGGGCCCGGGCCAAGGGTGCGCCGTTCCGGTTCGACCCATGGGCCGCCTGCGACCCGTGCCGGTTCCTTGAGTGCCTCCCGCACGTAGAGGGCACCTGGGGCACGGAGACCATCGAGCTGCACCCGGCGCATGTCTTTGCGACGGTGAACATCTTTGGGTTCCGCAACCTGGACGGGTCGCGGCGCTTCACCGATGCGCTGTTCGCGGTGGCCCGCAAGAACGCAAAGAGCACCTGGGCGGCCGGTGTGGCGCTCTACTGCCAAACTTGCGAGGGCGAGGTGGGGCCGCAGGTGATCTCGGCGGCCACCACCGGCAGCCAGGCGCGCATTGTCTGGAGCATCGCAAAGCGGCAGGTCGAGCGGACGCTGGAGCTGAGGGACGCCTTCAACCTGGAGGCCTTCGCCAATTCCATCGCCAGCTGGAAGAACGGCGGGTCCTTCAAGCCCATCAACGCCAAGGCATCGACGCAGGACGGCCTCAACCCGAGCTGCGTGGTGCTGGACGAGCTGCACGCCCACAAGACCCACGACCTGCTCAACGTCCTGAAGTCGGCCGCCGGCGCCCGTCGCTCGCCGCTGTTCCTGCTCACGACGACCGAGGGCTACGAGTCCCCCGGGCCGTGGGCGGAGGAACGCAAGTTCGCGCAGCAGGTGCTCGAAGGCGCGGTCGAGGCTGACCACTACTTCGCGGTGATCTACGCGCTGGACGACAAGGACGACCTGTTCAACCCGGCGGTGTGGATCAAGGCCAACCCGCTGATGGACGTGAACCCGGTGCTGGCTGAAAAGCTGCGCACCGACGCCATCGAGGCCAAGGCCAAGCCGGGCAAGCTGGCCGAGTTCAGCATCAAGCGTTGCAACCGGCCGGCGGCGAGCGCCAGCAGCTGGGTGGATCTGCCGCGGTGGATCGCCTGCGATGGCGCGGTGGATCTGGACTGGCTGGCGGGCTACCCCTGCACGGCGGCGTTCGACCTGTCGAGCACCACCGACCTCACGGCCTGGCGGCTGGTGTGGCGGGTGGAGGGCAAGACCTACACCTGGGGCCGGCGCTGGGTGCCGCAGGACGCGGTGGCGCAGCGGTCGGTACGCGGGACGGTGCCCTACCAGGCCTGGGTGGCTGGCGGGCACATGACCCAGACCGAGGGCGACGTGGTGGATTACGCCGTGGTCGAGGCGGCCATCCGGGCAGACGTGGAGCGGTTCAAGCCCACGGTGATCGCCTACGACAGCTGGAACGCGCAGGACCTGGTGAACCGCCTCACGGCGGACGAGCTGCCCCTGGTGCAGTTCATCCAAGGCCCACGCAGCTACCACCCGGCCATGCAGGAGCTGGAGCGGATCTATCGCGGCGGGAACCTCTGCCACGGTGGCGACCCGGTGCTGCGCTGGTGCGCGGCCAACCTGGTGGCGCGCTCCGACGCAAACCTCAACACCGCGCCGGACAAGAAGCGCAGCGCGGAAAAAATCGACGACATGGTGGCGCTGCTGATGGCGCTCGGCGTGTCCCTGACCCCGGGTGACGACGGGGACTACATAGACGAAATGGTGATGGGAATCTAATGGGCGCACTCGACAAGATGCTGGGTGCGGTCGGCCTTTCCCGGCGATCCACGCTCGCCACCCCTGAGTCCTGGATGTGGGAGGCGCTGGGCGCTTCCCGTACCGGGTCCGGCGTGGAAGTTTCGCCCGAGTCGGCCATGCGCCTGAGCCCGGTGTGGGCCTGCGTCCGGCTGCTCTCGGAGACCACCGCCACGCTGCCGCTGCATGTGTACGAGCGGCAGGAAGGCGGGCTGGGCAAGCGGGCCGACGACAGCGCCCAGGCGCAGCTGATGGCGCAGCCTTCGCCCATGCTGACCGGCGTGCAGCTGCTCGAAGTGATGATGGGCCACGTGCTGCTCTGGGGTAATGCCTACGCGGCAATCCTGAGAAACGGCAGCGGCCAGCCCATCGAGATCGTGCCGATCCTTCCGCAGTTCGTCCGGGTCTACCTCACCGAGGCCCGCCGGCTGGTCTACGACGTGGTGCTGCCGGGCGACAACCTGCCCGTGCGCATGGACCAGGCGGACGTGATTCACGTGGCAGGCCTGAGCTTCGACGGGATCAAAGGCCTGAGCGTGGTCCGCTACGCCGCCCAGTCCATCGGGCTGGGCATCGCGGCCGAGACCTACGGCGCCAACTTCTTTGGCAACGCCTCGCAGCCTGCGGGCTTCATCAGCGTGCCGGAAAAGCTGACCAAGGAACAAGCCGAGACCCTGCGCAGCCAGTGGCAGTCGATCTATGGCGGGCTCGGTGGCGCGCACAAGACGGCCGTAATCCCGAACGGTGGCAAGTTCGAGAAAATCACCATCCCGAACAACGAAGCGCAGTTCCTCGAATCCCGCAAGTTCCAGATCACCGACATCGCCCGCTGGTTCCGGGTGCCGCCGCACATGATCGGCGACCTTGAGCGGGCCACGTTCAGCAACATCGAGCACCAGTCCCTTGAGTTCGTGCAGCACAGCATCCGGCCCTGGCTGGTGCGCATCGAGAACGAACTCAACCGCAAGCTGTTTCCCCCGGTGGCCGTCGCCCTGCGCGGGGACGCCATCGAGACCGCCCCGAGCCCGTACTACTTCGAGTTCACGGTCGAGGGCCTGCTGCGGGGCGATCAGAAGTCCCGATCCGAGTATTACGTCAAGGCCCGCCAGTGGGGCTGGCTGAGCGTGAACGACATCCGGCGACTCGAAAACATGCCGCCCGTAGAGGGCGGAGATACCTACCTCACCCCGCTGAACATGCAGCCGCTGACGGCCTCGGGTGATGCACCAGAAGGTGACCAAGATGAACCCTGAGATTGAAAAGCGGATGCACGTGGGCGACCTGAAGGTCGAACGCGCCGAGGGCGAGCCGCCCAAGATTCGCGGCTACGCGGCCGTGTTCAACTCGCTGAGCGAGGACCTGGGCGGCTTCCGCGAGCAGATCAGCGTGGGCGCCTTCGCCGACGCGATGGGCCGGGATGATGTGCGGGCGCTGGTGAACCACGACCCCAACCTGGTGCTGGGCCGGAACAAGTCCGGCACCCTGGTCATGCGCGAGGACGGCACGGGCCTGTCGGTGGAGATCACCCCGCCCGACACCCAGGCGGCCCGCGACCTGGTGGCGCTGATGGAGCGGGGCGACGTGAGCCAGATGTCCTTCGCCTTCACGGTGTCCAAGGAGGATCAGTCCTGGGAGCGCAGCGGCACCGGCCCTTGGCTTCGCACCATCCGCAAGGTGGCGCGCCTGTTCGACGTGAGCGTGGTCACGTACCCCGCCTATGCGGCCACCAGCGCGGCGGTGCGGGCCCTTGAACAGCACCAGCAGGAAACGGCGACCCCGCCGGATGCCTGCCCGACGCTGCGCGGCCACCTGATCACCGCCTACGAGAAAGACGCCATCGGCTAACCGGCCGCCCCTTCCACCTTCCCGAAGCCCCGCCCAGTGCGGGGCTTTTTGTTTTCACCGCTCCGCGTCACGGGCGCGCGGTCGGCTTGCGCTTTCCACAGCCCGTGACACCTACCCCCTGGAGATTGAAACAATGAGCATCAAGCTGAACCAGCTCCGCGACCTGCGGAACAACGCTGTCAAGGAAATGCGCGACCTGCACGAGGCGGCCGAAAATGAGAACCGTGGGTTCTCGGCCGACGAGCTGCAGAAGTTCAACACCGCCCGCGCCAGCGTGGACGACATCGAAGCCCGCATGAAGCGCGAGGCCGAGCTGTCCGATGCCGAGGCCGCCAACGCCAAGGCCGTGGAAGGCACCCGCGAGGACGCCGACGCCCGCGCCGCCATGAAGGGCCGCGAAGCCCCGGCCACCGCCTACGACAAGGCCTTCCGCAACTACCTGCTCAACGGCCAGCAGGGCCTGAGCAACGAGGAGCGCGGCCTGCTGTCCGAGAAGCGCGACCTCTCGCTCACCCCCGCGTCCGGTGGCTTCACCGTTCCGCAGGGCTTCTACGCGACCTTGGTCGAGGCGCAGCGTGAGTACGGCGCGTTTCTGAACCCGGGCGTGGCCACCATCCTCGACACCGACTCGGGCAACCCGATGCCGGTCCCGCTTGAGGACGACACCGCCAACGCCGCGCAGATCGTGGCGGAAGCGGCCTCGCTCACCACCTCCACCGACGCGGTGTTCGCCAACATCACCCTGGGCGCCTTCACGTACCGCTCGCTGGTGCGCGTCTCGCTCGAGCTGCTGCAGGACTCCGCGTTCGACCTGGAGGCCTACATCGCCCGCAAGCTGGGCATCCGCCTGGGTCGCGGCTTTAACGCGGGCGCCACGGTGGGCACCGGCACCGGCCAGCCGGCCGGCCTGTTCAACGCCACGGTGGGCGCAAACATCGGTGTGACGGCCCCGACCGGCAACACGGTGAACTTCCCGTACCTGTCGCTGGTGGACCTGGAGCACTCGGTGGACCCGGCCTACCGCCGCAACGCCCAGTGGATGTTCGGTGACGGCGTGCTGCAGGCCCTCAAGCGCCAGCTGGACTCGCAGAACCGCCCGATCTGGCAGCCGAACTTTGGCACCAGCACGGACGGCAACAGCCCGTTCACCGCGTTCCCCGGCACCATCCTGGGCTACCGCTACACCATCAACCAGGACGCTCCGGTGCAGGCCGCCAACGCCCGCGCTCTGGCCTTCGGCGATATGAGCTACTACATGGTGCGCCGCGTGCGGAACATGATGCTCATCCGCGCCGACCAGCGCTTCATCGACCAGGGCCAGATCGGCTTCTACGTGTTCGCCCGCCTCGATGGCCGCTTCGCCAACCCGACCGCGGTTGCGGCTCGCTCGCCGATCCGTCTGGGCCAGAACTCCGCGACTTAATCGCGGCGCAAAAGGGCGCCCTCGGCCTTCGGGCCGGGGGCCTTCCCCCTCACGGAGCGCATCATGAGCAAGCAGAAAAAGCAGGAGGGCCTTGTCGAGGTCCGTGTCCTGCGTGACAGTTACTTGGGCCTATGGGGCCAGGTGATCGAGATTCCCGCCGAGATCGTGGCCGGGGCGGAGAAAGATGGTCTGGTCGATGCTTCGGTGGAAGCCGTCGCCTCTGCCAAAGCTGCGGCCGAGGGCTAAGCCATGGCCAACGCGCTGTATCCCAAGTGGAAAGAGGCCCTGATCGGCGGTGGCGCCAACGCTGCGCTGACCGGCACGGTTCGCGCCGTCCTGATCGACGCGGCCGACTACACCTACAGCGCCGCGCACGAGTTCCTGACCTCGGTCATTGCGGGCGCCCGCGTGGGCACGCCGCAGACCCTGGGCACCAAGACCTTCACCGACGGCGTGTTCGACGCTGCCGACATCACCTTCCCGACCGTCACCGGCGATCCGTCGGAGGCGATCCTGCTCTACATCGACACCGGCGTGGAGGCGACCTCGCGCCTGGTGGCGTACCTCGACACCGGATTCACCGGCCTGCCCGTGACCCCCAGCGGTGGCGACATCACCGTGGCCTGGGACAACGGCACCAACCGCATCTTCCGGATCTGATCCATGGCCATCACCACCCGCGACCAGCTCATCGACGCGCTGGCCAACAACTCCAGCCGCATCGTGCTGGACAAGGCCTCGCTGGCCAACCAGCTGGCGGGGCGCTACTGCTCCATGTGGCGGGCCACCGGCCAGCCGGCGCAGGCGGCGATCCCCACGACCGCGGCCATACCCACCAAGGCCCTGACGGGCGCCATGGGTTTCAACAACCAGACGGCGCCGGCCACCTCGTACATCGGGTGGCTCTGGGCGGTGGGCAGCAACTCGGCGCAAGGGTTGGAGATCCACGACCGTGTGGCGCACCTGGGCGGTCTGGTGCTCAACATCACCACCTCTCAGACGGTGACGGGCTTGGATCTCTCCACGCTCGGCCTGGTGGCGGACCGCCGCGGCGATGCCAACTACAGCGACCTGCAGTGGTGGCTGGAGGTTTACACCGACGGCGGCGCCACGGCCTCCAACGCCACCATCAACGTCACCTACAACGACGCAAGCACCGGCAACCTGTCGGTGGTGGCAGTCGGCGGCACCATCCGCGCCGGCATGATGTTCCCGCTTACCCCGCTGATCCCGAGCGCTGACCAGGGCAAGTTCATCCGGGGCATCAACTCGGTGATTCTGTCGGCCAGCACCACGGTTGCCGGCAACTTCGGGTTCACCTGCACGCGCCCGCGCACCGCGGTCGAAATGGGCTTGGCCAACCTGCCCAACATCCGCGACTGGGCGCAGCTGGGCCTGCCCGAGGTTCCGAACGACGCGTGCCTGCAGGTGGTGGTGCTGCCTTCCACTACCAGCAGCGGCACCATCCGAGGTGGCGGCAAGATTCCGCACGGGTAAGCCATGACCATCCGCAACCCGGCCGACGAGAACCGCGTCCGGGGCGGCGCGGATGTCTGGGACGACGGCCCGGCCGGCCAGCTGCTCACGCTGGAGTTCTTTGGCGGCCCGGTTGACGTCACCATCGTCGGCACGGGGTTCGCCAGCGCCAACGCCTTCGGCGCGGGCACGGTGTCGAATGCCGGTGGCGCCCAGACCATCACGCAGACGGCGGGCTTCGTCGATGCGGATGCGTTCGGTGCGGGCGCCCTGGTGCTGCGCCTGGCCGGCACAGGCTTCAGCGACCCGGACGCCTTCGGTACGGGCGGGGTATCCACCCGGCTCACCGGCACTGGGTTCACTGATCCGGACGCCTTTGGCAGCGGCTCGCTGGCCCTGCGGCTGGCGGGGCTGGGGTTCCTGGACCCGGATGCCTTCGGCGCCGGCACCGTGGCGGCGCTGCCGCCTGCGCAGACCATCACCCAGACCGCAGGCTTCGCGGATCCTGATGCGTTCGGCGCGGCGGCTATCCGGTTGTGGCTGCAGCAAATCGCCGGGCTGGACTCCAGCAATGCCTTCGGGCAGGGCGCGCTCACGGTCACGGGCGGGCTGGTGCGAGGCCCGCTCCGGCGCTCGCCGCTGCGCCCACAGAACGATGAAACCCGGCCCGGCGAGGCAACGGCCACCCGGGCCATGGACGCGCCCAGTGCGCGCACTTCCACCGACATGAAACGGCCGGCGGATGCCGCACGGGTCAGGGACAAAGCATGAAACTGATCACCCCGCCAGCGGTTGAGCCGGTCACCCTGGCCGAGGCCAAGGCCCAGCTCCGTATCACCGACACAGCGCAGGACGCCCTGATCACCGGCCTGATCATCGTCGCCCGGAAGGACTGCGAGAACGAGCTGCAGCGCAGCCTCATCACCCAGACCTGGGAGATCGCCCGCGACAGCTTCCCGGAAGCCATTGAGCTGCTGCGCGGCCCGCTGCAAAGCGTGGTCAGCGTAAAGTTCGACGACCTCAACGGCACCGAGCAGACGCTCGACCCCATCACCTACCGGGTCGACACCTACCGCCTGACCGGCTGGCTGCTGCCGGACCCCGACTACTCGTGGCCGGAAACCCGCCGGCACGTCAACGCGGTGCGGGTTCGCTACGTGGCGGGCTACGGGCTGACCGCGGCCGACGTGCCGGAGCCGATCCTGCAGTGGATCAAGATTCGGATCGCCCAGCTCTGGGAGCACCGCGAGCAGGTGATCGCCGGCGCCACGGTGGCGCCAGTGCCCTTCGTGGGCACCCTGCTCGACGAATACCGCGTGCCGGTTTTCTGATGCGCGCCGGGAAGCTCAAGCACTACGTGACCATCCAGCAGCTCGCCTCGAGCCTGGACGCGAGCGGCAACACCGTGGAGGCCTGGACCGACGTGGCCAGCGTGTGGGCGGACATCGCCCCGCTGAGCGCCCGGGAGTTCATCGCTGCCCAGGGCCTGCAGTCGCAGGTGGTGGCCCGCATCACCATCCGCTACCGCCCCGACGTGCGCGCCAGCATGCGCGTGAACCACGACGGCGTGATCTACAACATCGCCGGCGTGCTGGCCGACCCGAACAGCGGGCGGGAATACCTCACCTTGCCGTGCAGCCAGGGGACGAACGATGGATGAGTTCCGGATCGAAGGCCTCGATGTCGTCCTTGGCAACTTCAAGGAGGTCAAGGCGCAGATGCGGAACAAGGCCGTGCGAGCGGCCGCCCGCAAGGGGGCAAACGTCATTCGTGACGCCGCCAAGGCCGGCTGGCGTGCTGTGGACCGGCAGGAAACCCCGAACAGCATCGCCGACAACGTTGCGGTGCAGTTCGCCGGCCGAACGTTCCGGCGCACCGGCGACATCATGTTTCGGGTCGGCATCCGGGGCGGCGCCAAGAGCTACGTCAACAACACGCGCAATCGGCGGATGCGGCGCGTGGGCGAGAAATACAACACGGGCGGCACCACGTTCTACTGGCGCTTCTACGAGCTGGGCACCAGCACCCAGCCAGCGCGCCCGGTGATGCAGCCGGCCCTGTTCAACAACGCCGGCAAGGCGCTGGCCGCCTTCGTGCAGGAAATGGACCGCCAGTTCAAGCGGCTGGGCAAGGGGCCGGGCTGATGTTCTCTCCGCTCTACGACCTGGTGAAGAACAACGCCGGCGTGCAGGCCGTGCTCGGCAACCCCGTGCGGCTCTACGCCTTCGGTGATGCGGCGCAGGACGGCTCCAAGCCCTACGCGGTGCAGCAGACCGTGGGCGGCCAGCCTGAGAACTACCTCTCGGGCGTGCCCGACCTGGACAGCATCATCGTGCAGCTGGACGTGTACGCCCCGGCCATGACGCAGGCCAAGTCCATCGTGGTGGCGCTGGCGGCGGTGATCGAGCCGGTCGCCTACATCACCAGCTGGAACGGCGAGTTCCGCGACACCGAGACCAAGCTCTGGCGGATCAGCTTCACCGTCGAGTTCAAGCACCCCCGCTAATCCCCGACGCGCCCGCGCCGGTCACCTCACCCGCCCGAGTGGCGGGTTTTTTATGCCCGCAACTCAAGGAAACCCGCAATGACCATCCCCACCCAAGGCACCCAGCTCTACTTCCTCGACCCGGTCGGCCCGGCGGTGGTCGAGGTCGCCTGCGCCCTGTCGATCGACGGCTTCGAGCTGACCAACAACCAGACCCCCACCACCTGCCTGTCGAGCCTGGTGCAGACCTTCATCGCCGGCCGCGCCACCCCGGGCACCGTGACCTTCCCGGTCAACTTCAACCCGGCCAGCACCAGCCACATCCGCCTCAAGCAGCTGCAGGCCGCTGGCACCACGCTCAGTTGGGCCGTGGGCTTTTCTCCCTTCGGCATCGCGGCGCCCACCATCGGCAAGCCGGTGGCCTCGGTCACCGTCGGCACCCCGGGTTCGGGCTACACCACCACCCCCACGGTGGCGTTCAGCGCGGCCCCGGCCGGCGGCGTCACGGCCACGGGCGTGGCGGTGCGCAGCGGCTCTAACACCATCATCGGCGTGACCATCACCAACCCGGGCCGGGGCTACATCACCGCGCCCACCGTCACGTTCTCGGGCGGCGGCGGCACCGGCGCAGCGGCCACCGCTGTCCTGGGCGCTGACGAGCTGGTGCCCGTCACCACCCGCGACTGGGTGCTGTTCAGGGGCTACATCGCCAGCTTTGGCCTGTCCTTCCCCAACGAAGGCGTGATCGGCGGCTCGGCCACGGTGCAGATCAGCGGCGACATCGAGATCGTTCCCAAGGTCTAAGACCTTCCAGTTCTACGGGGCGGGTCTGGGGCGTGTGTCGCCGCACGATTCCCGCCGCCCCACCTACTACGGCGACCATCATGGACCTTTCCCAACTGCAGGCCATGGGTGCATTCGTGCCCCAGGCCATTTTCAAGCGCGACATCCAAATCACCTATCGTCCGCTCAAGCCTGCCTCGGAGTGGGCGGAGCCGGACGTTCCCGAGCACGAATCCGAGCCCGTCAAGGCCACGGTGACCGTGCACATCCGCAAGCGCAGCTCGGCGGATTTCCTCGAGATCGTGAACGCACCCGACGGCGACAAGCCGTTCGTGTCCCTGCTGCGTTGCGTGGTCAACCCCGACGGCTCCCCGGTATTCGCTGACTTGGCCCAAGCCAAGCAGCTGGCCGAGTGGATGCTCCTGGCGCTGCTGCCAGCGGTGACCGAGGTCAACTCCTACGACGCAAAAAAATCGACGCCGAGGATGAGTGGTGGTGCGACCTCGCCCTCGCCCTCGGCGGGCGCAGCGTTGCGGAGTGGCAAGCGGCTATCTCGCAAGAGGAACGGAGCCTCTGGCTGAACTACGTCCGCAAGCGCGGCCCGCTCAACCCCCTGCGGCGCCTGGACGGCAACCTGGCCGAGATCGCCCGGCTGATCGCCGTGGCGGCAAGGCTGGAGAAGTCCGGCGGCGGGAAATGGGAAAACACCGATTTCTGCCGCTGGGGCGCCCCGCCCGAGCCGAAACCCCTCGACCCCGACGCGGCCTTCGCCATGTTCGCGGCCTTCGCTAAACCCAAGGAAACGTAATGGCCAGCAGAAGTTTGGGCACGTTGTCTGTCGACCTGGTAGCCAAGGTGGGCGGCTTCGTGTCCGGCATGAGCGCGGCCGAGCGGGCGGCGGCCAAATCGTCCCGCGAGATCGAGCAGCGCATGAAGCGGCTCGGCAAGGCGATCGACACCGGTCTGCAGGTGGCGGCGGCGGCAGCGGTGGCAGCCACGGCGGCCATCACCGTGGGCGTGGGCAACGCCATCAACCGGCTGGACGAGATCGGCAAGGCCGCCCAAAAGGTGGGCGTCACCACCGAGGCGCTGTCCAAGCTCGCATTTGCCGCCCAGCTCGCCGACGTGGATCTGCAGGCGCTCCAGGGCGGGCTGGTCAAGCTGGCCAAGTCTCAGGACATGGCCGCTCAGGGGTCCGCTGCCCAGCTCGAGCTTTTCCAGGCGCTGGGTGTGGAGTTCAAGAACGCCGACGGCACCCTGCGCGACACCGGCGAGGTGCTCACCGACCTGGCCGACAAGTTCCAGCTGCTGCCCGACGGGGCGAACAAGACCACTGCGGCCCTGGGCCTGCTCGGCAAGTCTGGCGCCCAGCTGATCCCCCTGCTCAACGGCGGCAGCGAGGCCATCCGCGAGGCCGGCGACGAGCTCGACCGCCTGGGCGGCACTGTGACCCCGGAGGCGGCCCGCCAGGCCGAGCAGTTCAACGACAACCTGACGCGCCTGCGCACCGCGGCCGACGGCCTGTTCACCTCGCTGGCCACCAGCGTGCTGCCCAGCCTGGTGGAGTTCTCCGAGAACGCCGTCGATGCCACCCAGAACACCCAGCGCATGTCGGAGGTGGCCGAGGCCGCCTCCAGCTTCGTGCGCGGCATCGGGCTCAGCGCCCAGCTGGCCGTGGACGGTGTGCAGCAGCTAACCTCCTACATCGAGGGCCTGTATTTCTCGCTCAACGCCCTGAGCAAGATCAACGTCTCGGCCATTTTCCGGGGAGGCCCGGGCGAGGACATCGAGAAAGCCCGGCAGGCCTTCAGCCAGGACAACCTGGCCGAGTCCCGCGCCAACTTCTTTGGCGGCGGCGGTGCGGAGGCCAAACCTTTCGACTTCGCCGCAGGCGAGATCGACGCCCAGAACCTGGCCGACAAGGCAAAGCGTGAGCTCGGCTCCGAGGCCGAGGTCAAGCGGCTGTCGAAGGCGCTGGAGGAACAGCGCGCCGCAGCCAGTGGCGCCGCTGCCGCCAAGACCGCCAGTGCGGGCGCCAGCCGCGCCCAGGCGGCAGCAGACCGGGAGGCGGCCGACGCGGCCCGGGCCCAGACCGAGCAGCGCGCCGAGGCCTACGACGACATCCAGCGGGTCTACCAGGCCGAGCTCGACGCCAAGCGCGAGCAAGAGGACGCGGACCTGCGGGCGAAGGAGATCGTGGACCAGACCCTGGCCGACATCGCCTTCGAGACCAAGCTGCTGGGCCTGAACAACCTCGAGCGCGCCAAGGCCATCGAGCTGCGCTACGCCAACGCCGAGGCGGCCGGGGACGAGCAGGACCAGATCATCGCGGCCCTGGAGAACTACGACCAGGCGCTCAAGGAGGCCGAGGGCGTGGACTTCGCCCGGGATGCCACCAAGAGCGTGTTCGAGGACCTGGTCGACGGTGTGGGCAGCGCCCAGGACGCCGTGGACGACTTTTTCGACAACCTGCGCAACAAGGCGCTGCAGGTGTTTTCCGACAAGCTGTTCGACGGCCTGTTCGACGCCTTCAAGGGTGACGCGACCAAGGGCGGCGGCGGCATCGGCGGCTTCCTGGGCTCGCTGTTCGGCGGCGCCCGTGCCGGTGGCGGGCCGGTGTACCCCGGCAAGGCCTACCTGGTGGGCGAGGAAGGCCCCGAGCTGATCCGCCCCACCGGCGCCGGCATCGTGACCCCGGCCGCTGAGACCGCGCGCCTGCGCTCTGGCGGCGGCACTTCGAACATCACCTTCGTGCTGCCCGGCCGCAATGACCTGCGCACCGAATCCCAGCGGCAGGCCGACATGGGCCGCGCCACGCAGCGCCAGCTTGCCCGGAGCACCGCATGAGCCACCTAGACGCCTACCTGGGCCCGTGCCCCACCTACGGCTGGAGCATCACGCCCCGGTTCAAGACCCGGATCGTGGATCTGGCCAACGGCGACGAGTTCCGCAACGCCGAATGGGTGGACTGCCGGCACGAGGCCAGCGCGCCCTTCCTGAACATCAGCCGGGACGCCTACCGCGAGCTGAAGCGGATGTTCCTGGTCTGCCGGGGCATGCTGCACGCCTTCCGCCTGCGCGATGAGCTGGACTTCACCGGCACCAACGAGATTTTCGGAATCGGCAACGGCACCCTGCGCGAGTTCCAGCTGTCCAAGATCAGCACGGTGGACGGGCTGGAGTACGTGCGCAACGTGTACGCCCTGCCCAGCGTTCCGGTGATCACGATCAACGGCACGCCCACCACGGCCTTCCAGTTCAACATCCGCACCGGGCGGATCAAGTTCACCACCGCCCCGGCAGCGGCGGCCGTGCTGCGCTGGACGGGCACGTTCGACCTCTGGGTGCGGTTCAGCACCGACGACATGCCCTTCAGCCTGGACGACCCCAACGCCACGAACGGCCAGGTGGGGCTGATCGAAGTGCCGCCGCCGGTCGAGCCGTTCGTATGAGCCACACCATCCCGGTCGCGCTGCAGGACCACCTGAATCAGGACGCCACCACCACCTGCCGCCTGCTGCGCATCGCCCCCAAGCGCGGGGCGGCGTTCGGCTACAGCAGCACGAACCGGGCGATTGACTACAACGACGGCGCGGGCCTGATCACCTACCAGGTGCAGTCGGGCTTCGACGTGTCCACGGTGGTGGGCAGCGCCGACACCTCGGTGGACAACGCCGAGGCGCGGGTGCTGGCGCTGGCGGGCGGGCCGGTGACCGAGGCGATGATCAACGCGGGCGAGCTGGACGGCGCCGAGTTCAGCCTGTACGAGGTGAACTACCTCGACCTGACCACCGGCCGGCACAAGGTGGTCATGCACGGCTACGTCGGCCGGGCGCGCTCCTTGCGCGGCGCGGCGTTCACGCTGGAGCTGCGGTCGCTGATCGACCTGTTGCGGCAGGAGCCGTGGGAAAAGTACCAGCGCCGCTGCCGGGTTCGGCAGTTCGGCAGCCAGCCGGGCGATGAGCGGTTCCCGTGCAAGTTCGTCCTGGCGCCTGAGCTGGTGACGGGCGTGGCGGTGACGAGCGTGGGCACCGAGGCGAACCGGACCTTTACCGCGTCCAGCCTTGGCCAGGCAGCGGCGTACTTCGCCCCCGGGATGCTGCTCTGGACCACGGGTCCCAACGCGGGACTGAGCTTTGAGATCGAGACCTTCGGCACGGGCGGCGTGATCACGCTGGCCTTCCCGATGCCGTACCTGCCGGTGGCGGGCCACCTGTTCACCATCCGGCGCGAGTGCAGCCGGGAGTGGTCGGGGTACAACAGCTGCCAGACCTTCGCCAACCGGGCCAATTTCCGCGGCGAGCCCAAGATGCGGCCGGCGGATGCCGCGGCCACCCAGATCCCGGGCGCCAACGCCTCGCCGGGCAGCGGCGGCACCACGTTCGTGCCGGAAGTCTCCGAGGCATGAGTGCCCTGGTGCAGGCCGCGCGCCGGTACGTCGGCGTGCGCTTCGTCCACCGTGGGCGCCGGGCCGACAAGCTCGACTGCGCCGGGCTGGTGCTGCGCGCCTACGCCGACTGCGGCGTGGTGCTGCCGGCCCCGCCTGAGAACTACGGCCGCGAGCCGCAGCTCGACACCTTCATGGCCGCCATCGTGGCCGCGCTGGGGCCTGCCGTGCCCGGCCCGGCGCAGGTGGGCGACGTGGTGACGTTGCGTACCGCGCAACACCCGCATCACGTGGCCTTCGTCGGGGACTACCCCGGCGGCCTGTCCCTGGTGCATGCCAGTGGCGAGCACGGACGCGTGGTGGAACACCGCCTGTCCCCCGAATACCTCGCCCGCATCGTGACCATCCACCGGAGGCCCGTCTAATGGGTGTGCGCAACATCCTGACGGGCGCGGGCGCCGTTGTCGGCAGCTTCTTTGGCCAGCCGCAGCTTGGCCTGGCCATTGGCTCGCTGATCGGCAACATCGTGGACCCCCAGCGCATCAAGGGGCCGGCGCTGAAGGAGTTCCCGGTGCTGGGCGTCACCGAGGGCGCGTACCGCCAGGTGGCCTACGGCACCACCATCATCCGCGACTGCCAGCTGATCGACTGGGGCCCGCTGGACCCGGTGATCGTGGAGGAACAGCAGGGCAAGGGTGGCGGGCCGGTGGTGGACCCCCAGCGCCTGTACCAGACCTACGCCGTGGCCATCGGCGAGCCCATCGAGGCCGTGCGCTACATCAAGCGCGACGGCGTGATGGTGTACGACCTGCGGCCCGGCAGCACCATCCTGCCAGAGTCGGCGGACTTCGCCGGCCGGCTGCGCATCTACCTCGGCGACGAGGCCCAGCTGCCCGATCCCGACCTCGAGGCCCTACCCAACAACGGCGTGGGCAATACCCCGAGCTATCGCGGCACCTCGTACTTCGTGGTGGTGCGCGACGACCTGACCGACCTGGGCGGGCGGATTCCGACGTATGAGGTGGAGGTCCTTCGCACCGTTGGCAGCGTGGTCTCCAACGTGACGCTGGCCACAAACTTCGACTACTACTCGGGCAGCCCCGACGCGCTTCAGGTCGAGACCACCATGGGGTGGGCGGCGGGTATTGAAGTGGTGGCGGTTTCCCCGAACGGCCTCTACGCGGTGGGTTCCGACCCTACGTCTGCGTCGGCGGATCGCTTCGGGTTTCGGAAGTTCGATCCGGTCACGGGCACTTGGTCCACCTTGGGCGTCCCCGGGGGAGATATGACCCGCGGCCCGCGCGCCATGGCTTGGCACCCGTCGAGCCAGTATGTGGCGATCTGCGGCATCAACAACGCAAGTTCTCAGGACTGGCGGGTCTACAAAGTCGTGGCCGACGAGTTGGTGGTGATCTCGGAAGCCTCCGCTTACATGAACGCCACCTGCGAATCGGTGGCGTGGAACGATGACGGTGACCTGCTCGCGGTCGGGAACACGAACAGCGGTCAGGTGTTGGGTATCTATGATTTCGATGCCGGCTCGGGCGCCATTACCAACCTTCGGCAGCTCAACGGCACGCCGGGCCCGTTCGGGGGCCTAGCCAAGCACATGGATTTCCAGCCCGGCCCGAACCCACGCTACCTGGTGTTCGCCAGCACCAGTTATCTGCACGTTGTGGACATCCTGAACGATCCAATCGACGAGGCATGCTGGGTCAGCACCGCCGCCATCCGGCCCTTTTGCGCATGGACCGCCGACGGTGCGCACGTCGTCGCCATTGAGGATGTCTCGACCCCCTTCGATGTTGGCGTCTGGGAGTTGGCGGGCGGCGTGGGTCTTGAGGCTTTGGCGCGGGTCAGTTCGGCAGCTTCTCCACCGAGCGGTCGCGTCGGAGGCGCCATGTTGAACCCTGCTCGGACTCACCTGGCGGTTGTGATTGATACCCTGTCGGTGATCCCGCCCGAGATTTACAGCCTCTCCACCGCTGTCCCGCCGGTCCTGACCAAGCTCTCGAACCCTGCCGCGGGTGGCGGCCTACTGCGGTCCGCGTCCTGGGCGGCCACGGCTTCGCTGCCTCAGTACGAGGACAACGCCGTGCCGCTGTCCACCATCGTGGCCGACATCGCCGACCGCTGCGGCATCCCGGCCAGCAAGCTGGATCTGAGCGAGCTCACCGACGAGGTGAAGGGCCTCACCCTGGGCGGCCAGTACGACGGCGCCGGGGCCATCACCACGCTGATGCCGCCCTACTGGTTCGACCTGTACGAGGCCGACAAGGAAGTGCGGGCGCCGAAGCGGGGCGGGGCGGTGAAGGCCACCATCACCGAAGCGGACCTGGTGGAGGACATCGACGAGAACGCCCTGCGCGGGCAGGACATCGAGTATCCCCGCAAGCTCCAGCTGAAATACCTCAACCCGGGCCAGAATTACGCCGCCCCGGCGGCCGTGTTCGCGCGCACCACCCCCGACGTGCGGGTGCGTGGCGAGGCGAACATGGACCTGCCCATCTGCATGGACGAAACGCAGGCCCTCCAGACGGCCGAGCGGATCCTCAAGGTGATGTGGGAGGATCTCAACGGCGAGGTGACCTTCAGCCTGCCGGCCGGCCCGTTCGCCTGGCTGGCGCCCACCGACTGTCTGGGCCTGAGCATCCGGGGCGCCTTGTTCCGCATCCGGGTGGAAAAGGTGGAGGACGTGGACGGCGTGCTCAAGGTCACGGCCCGCCGCGACCGGCAAAGCGCCTACACCAGCGTGCTCACCGCCATCCCGCTGCCGCCGCCGGAAGGCCCGCCGCCGAGTCTGGCCGGCATCACCCAGTTCGTGGTGCTCAACGGCCCCGGGATCATCGACAGCGACGACCGGCTGGGCGTGCGCATCGGTGTGTGTGGCCTTCCGGGCACGGCATGGTCGGGCGCCACCGTGCGCTACAGCACCGACGCCGGGGCTACTTGGACCACCGCCGCCACCCTGCGCACCGCCGCGCGCCTGGGCACGCTCACGGCCGCGCTGCCGTCGAACCTGGCCGGCTACACCGACGCCACCAACCCGCTGCAGGTCTTGATGGTGGACGACCGCCAGCTCGAGGCCATCACCGACCTGCAGCTGCTGCAGGAGGGCAACGGCGCGGCCATTGCCCGGGCGGACGGCACGTGTGAGGTGCTCCAGTTCCGAGACGTGACCGACAACGGGGCGCGGTCTTGGACGCTGCGCCACATGCCCCGGGGCGGGTTGGGCACCACGGCGAGCGCGCACTCCATCGGCGCCAAGTTCGTGATGCTCGATGGCACCGAGTTCGTGCCCCTGCCGTCGGCGCTGATCGGGCAGACGCTGCGGTTCCAGTTCGTGAGCCTGGGCACCAGCCCCGAGACCGCGCCGATCTTTGATCTGGTGTGGAACCCGGCCGTGGCGCAGACCGAGTTCCCGCCGGCCTCGCTGCGGCTCACGCGGGGCAGCGGCACGATCTCGGCCACCTGGGCACCTCGCCACCGCTTTGGCATCGACACCCTTCCGGTGGCCTCGGTCAACTTCACCGGGTGGCGCGTGACGCTCACCGCCGGGCTGGTCACGCAGGTGCATGACGTGCTCGCGCCCAACTTCAGCGGGTCGGACGCTGCGTTCACTGGCGCCATCACCGTCACCGTCCAGCAACTCAACCGCTTCACGGGCGCAGGCCCGGGCACTTCTGGGGTTATCTAATGGCGCGACCACTGCTTCCCTTCGACCCGGCCCCGTCCGGCTCGGCCCTGCTGTCCATCCCGGCGAACGACAATGCGCTGCGCGCCGAGGTGATCGGTGCGGCGGCGATTGGCTTCCAGGCCACCCAGCCCACCCTGACCAGCCCGGCCGACGACGGCAAGCTATACGTGCTCAGCGCGGCCTGGGGCGCGGAACCCATCAACACCCTGGCCCTGTTCCGGGCCGGCAGCTGGAGCTTTTGGACGCCGTACAACGGCCTGCTGAAGCGGATCGGCGCCTCGGCGTTTTTCCAGTTCAACACCGGAGCCAATACCTGGGACTCCTACTCCCCTGGCGCGAGCACGCAGGGCCGCCACGCCATCTACGTGAGCGCGGCCGGTATGCGCCCGAGCGTGACCGGCGGCTGCTCGGCGCTGAACGCCATCGCCTCGGCAGCGAACCAGCCCGACATCGTGACGCTGGACTTTGATCCCACCACGCAGGAGTACGCCCAGTTCTCGCTGGTCATGCCCCGCAAGTGGAACGAAGGCACCATCACGTTCATCCCTCACTGGAGCCACGCCACCACCACCGTCAACTTCGGCGTGGTCTGGGGCCTGCAGGCCGTGGCCGTGAGCAACGACGACCCGATCGCCGTGGCCTTCGGCACCGAGCAGACCAGCACCGACACGGGCGGCACCACGAACGACTACTACGCCGGCCCCGAGTCGGCAGCGATCACCATCGCCGGCACGCCCCAGCCCGAGGACATGGTGTTTTTCCGGGTGAACCGGAACCCGGCCGCTGGCAGCGACACGATGGCCATCGACGCGCGCCTGCACGGCATCACGGTGTACGTGACCACCAACGCGGACACCGACGCATGATCCCCTTCCCCTACCAGGTGGCGGGGGCGGGCAGGGTAGGGCCTTCGTCCGTTGTCTCGGGCGCCTATTCGGGCTGGAACCCGTCGGACAAGGCAGGCAACGTCACCCTGTCGGCCTCCGACTACGTGGCCACCGGCACCAGCGCCAGCGCGGGCAACGTGCGCTCGGTGAAGTCGCGCAGCACCGGCAAGTGGTACGTGGAGTTCGTCGCCACCAACTTCGTGAGCACCCAGGGCGTGGGCTTTGCCACCGCCTCGGCGTCTCTGTCCACCTACCTGGGCGGCGATGCGAACGGCTGGTGTCTGTGGGGCAACTACAGCGCCGACCTGCGCCGCTACAACAACAACACCTTCGTGACACACGCCGGCCGGACCATGGCCACCAGCGAGGTGTACGGCCTGCACATCGACAACGACGCCGGCCTGGCCTGGTGGAGCGAAGGCGCGACCGTGATCTCGGGCAACCCCGCCGCCGGCACCGGCGCCATGGCCACCTTCACCGGCGGCAGCACCATCTTCCTGGCGTGCAGCCCCTTCGCCAACAACTCCGCGTGGCGCGTGCGTACCGACCCCGCCGAGCACTCCCACTCCCCGCAATCGGGCTTCACCGCAGGCTGGCCAAACTGATGAAAACCGCATTCCTATCCGCCGGCCATTCCGGCACCGACCCCGGCGCGGTCACAACGCAGGACCTGCCGGACGGCAAGAAAGCCCAGCGCAAGGAATCCGACATCGGCGTCGAGTTCCGCAACATGGTGAGCTTCTACCTGTCGCGCGCCGGTGTCCCGCACGAATTGGACGGGACGGGCACCACCAACCTGCCGCTGCGCGAGGCCGTAGTGAAGGCTCGCCGGCATCCCATCGGCCTGGAGTTCCACTGCAACGCCTCGGCCAACCCGACCGCGACGGGCGTGGAGTGCCTGTCGGCGCCGGATGATGCCGGGCTGTCGGCCGATCTTTGCAAAGCCCTGGCCGGCGCGCTGGGCATCCGCAACCGTGGCGCCAAGCCCGAGAACGCGGGGCAGCACCACCGGCTGGCCTTCGTGCAAGCCGGCGGCGTGATCGTGGAGCTGTTCTTCATCACCAACCCCGCCGACCTCGCCGCCTACGACGAAAAGAAGTGGCTGGCTGCGAAGGCCGTGGCCGACGTACTCATCAAGGACGCGACCCAATGACCGACCAGAAGAAAGGCATCGCCGGGGGCGTAGGCCTCGCCGGCATCGTCGCGCTGCTGGCCCTGTGGCCGCAGGTGCAGCCCATCCTCGCGTGGGCCTGGGCGAACCTGGGCGTGGTGCTGGGCCGCGAGCAGGTGCAGGCCGTGCTCGCCGCCATGACCATCGCCGTCACCGCCGGCGTGGCCCTGCCCAAGTGGCTGCCCGGCGACTGGACCCCCGCGCGCACCCGCACCGTCACCGGCCTGGCCTGCTCGCTGATGGCCCTGAGCGCCGCCGTGGTGCTGGTGCCCACCCGCGTGGGCGCGGTGTACGCCGTGCTCGCCGCCTTCGCCTCGCCCACCGCCAGCGCGGCCCTGCGCCAGCTCTGGTACTGGGCCAAGCCCGAGGCCAAGCCTGAAAGTTTGAAGTCGTGACTGTAAAGAAAAACCCCCCGAGTGTTTCTTTCGTAAGCATGTCCCGGCGACATGTACGAAAAAGACCCTTTCCTACACATAAGGCCGCCATGCTGACCCCCGCCCAGATCCTGCTGCTGATCCGCGTCGTGCTGGTGGCCCTGGTGCTGGCCGCCCTGCTCGGGCTGGGCTGGTACTACCGGAGCGCCGTGGCGCGTGCCGAGCCGGCCGAGGCGGCGCTATCGGAGGCCACCGCCACCGCCCAGGCCACCACGGCCACCACCGGCGCCCTGGGCGAGGCCCAGACCGACACCCAGCGCGTGGAAGTCGTCGTCACCCAGGGCCGCGCCGCCGCCGCCCAAGCCGTCCAGGAGCTTTCCAATGCTGACCCGTCTGTTCGTGAGCTTCGCGCTCTGCCTATCCCTGACCAGCTGCGCGACATCGCCCGCCAGCGACGTGAGGCCCGCGACCGACCTGCAGGTGCTCCGGCTGGGGGTTGATGCCCTGACCCAGCCGCGCCTGCCGGCCGGCGACGTGCAGCGGCTGGAGGATGCGGCCACGGTCGGCCAAGCCTGGGACTACGCCGCCGACCTCGAGGACGCCCTCTGGCTGAGCAACCGCGACAAGGCCAACCTGCGCGAGTTCGTGACCAAGGCCAGCGCGGCCATCGAGCAGTCCCGGCTTCCGGCCTGCCGGTGGTGGCAGCGGAAGGGCTGCCGGCGGTAGGGGTGTGCTCACTGTGCTAACCCGTGCGCCAGAATGGGCCATTTCCTGCCACTCCAGCGCACCCGACCCCAGTAAATACGGGCCTCTCAGCGGGGCCGGTTTTTTAGGAGGGGGACGCTCTATCCAGCTGAGCTACGGGGCCTGGCCGGCGAATTATCGCAGAAACCCCGCGGCCGGCCCTACCGTCCGCGCAGCGCGGCCTCGAAGGCCGCCTCCTGGGCGGGCAGGGA